CTATTCAGGGCGCCCCATTACAGGACCGCTATTGCTCGAATGAGTGGTAGTACTCCACATTTGTACCAACAGGTACAACTATGCGCTAACTAGAGTCGCACCGTTCGCGGACCTTAAACAATGTGCAGGTCCAGGGAAGTTGTGTCGCCACATGCATCCCCTCCAAAGCCCAAAACTCGTATGTGTATCTAAGGCCAAGTTGTACTTGCCCATCACGTCAGGGTCCCGAAGGGATTTCTCCGCCGAAGCGATACCATAACAAAAGACATTGCATCATCGGGCAAACCCCGAAGTCTTGACACGCCGTCCCATGTGAGATGGGGGTAGGCACCCTTTCGGTGTGCTCAAGGCCCTCCTTAACATCGTAGTTAAAGACCAAAGAACGCCCGCAGATGGAGATTTACGTGCCGGATTAGGGGTCCAAACACTATAGGGAAAACCCCGAAGGGAAGACCTACCCAGGATCTCCTAGTTTTACATCTCCCACTAGATTCTTTAGACCGTGTAGACGGTCTTGAGCAGCGTCATTAAGTACCCGATTGGCGTACGAATTTGACCTGCCGATGGGCACCTCCCCTACCACAGGGAGGTCGTCCAGAATGAATTCTGGCCAAGGGTGTCAAATTGAGATGTTGATCCCCACCCGTTGGGTAGGGGAGGTCTGCCGTCATTCCAAACCTGGTCACGGACAGGCTGGTAGGCTCGCCTCCTTCGGAAAACCGAATGTGCTGACTACCCCTTAATCCACCGGCACGGTGTCGGACCGCTTGGCCCGCCAGTGGGAGATAGGTGAGTCCAGTTTGTGTCTTTGCAAACCGGACCCCACCAGACATTCGATTGAGGTGATACCCATCGTTAGGGGTATCATGCATGGACTGCGGAGAAAGAGGTAAGGTACCTCGACCCGACCGAAGACGTATCCGGTTGACGACTTTGTCGTCCCCGCTACTACGCCACACCCCGAAGGGAACGGTACGACGGCCAAGGGTTCCACGAAGTGATCTGAGACATCTCTCGACCACTGGATCGGGGGTCACCCCCCTTTCCAACGGAGTCCCTACGAGATTTTCCAATCCCGCACGGACGAATCTCTCCGCATCGCGTACAACCTTAGAGGAACTAGAGAAGCTAAACTTCTCTTTGCGGCAAGTCCTCGCATACCGGGGAACCCAACCCGGTTGCTCCCACCGCTCAAAGTCCCCCAGCTTGGGGAACTTCCCCCCAAGCCCACCCAACCTCTTAGAGAGGAATAAGGGCCTCTTAGTCCGCGAGAGTACCTTCCTGTGTGCTCGGACAAAGTCCTTCGCCGACTCGAGGGGTACTTTCGACCCACGCAAAAACTGCGTTGCCAGTTCGCCCACCGAATCCACAGGGGGTTGCTCCCCCAACCAGGCAGAAGATCGCCCCTGGCCCACGGGCCCGAGGAGTCCATTGTTAAAAACAAGGACATGCTCAAAACCTTCTTTCTTCCAACGGAAGACCTGTGAATTAATCACAGCTACCTGGGAGTGTAGGTAAGACTTACCTACAGAAAGAGTCCATCCGACTTCTTTGACAAGTCGGCTCCAGCTTCCATATTCCATCAAGTCGCAACAGGACAGAATATCGTCCCCGTTGATCAAAACGGGAAGGGTCTGAAGAAAATGTCTTTTCGACAGCCGTCGTAGGAAGCTTTTCCACGATTGGCCACGGGAAGCGTACTGTGCCTCATAATGGGCAATTGCCCAGACACAGAAATTGAAGACACAGAGAACCGGAAACGATAGGAGCGAGCCCATGAGCTGCCCCCGTTTCTGTTGCTTCTGGAGGTCCCCGTATTGGATCACATTCTCGGTCAGGGAGTTCATTCCCTCACTGAAGAACCGATGGTAACAACCACGATCCTTGTCAGATGCGGGATACGTACTTCGCATCATGACCCCAAGAATAGCACGGGAGATCTCTGACGGAACGTTGTCAGTAGCCGCACTAAAGTCACCGGAGTTGAGCAATGCCCCCTCCGAGACCCGTTTTCCAAAACGTGAGTCCAGGTGATCAGCCCGAACCCACTCGCCTGTCAGAACAAAAGGAGGAAGATGCCTCAACCTCTTATGGAGGGCCTGTTGAAAGGGTTTCAACATACCTCTCTCCACATGAGTCAAGGTGACTACTCTTGACTTAAGTGGATCTGACACCACAGCCGCACGAACAACATCTACCGCTGGGCTTAGGCCCTTAGGTCCTCTCGGACCAGACCTAAAAGGGACACGAGCGGGATTGCGGTAACCCGGGTCTCCCCGGACAGCCACAAAACCCCCAAGTGGACCCTGGACTCGGTCTTCCAACTCCGAGTCCAGAACAGGAATGCGAGCACCCAACTGAAAGATCTCAGCACGGGCACCTCCCCCCTGCCGGGGGGTCGCAGTAGTGGCAGAGGTCGCCATGACAAGGTTTTCCCAAGTCGTAGGACATGTTCCAGGAGGGAACAAAGCCTCTGTCACCATCCGGATCTTGTCCAACAAGTTGAACGCCACCGGAACGCATCCTGTCTCCGAGGTGAGTGCACCCTCGTGCTTACTCAAGGCCTCCTCTACAAGAGACCCTCGAAGATCTGGCAGGCCCTTCTTCAGAGCCAGTATCCCTGCCGCCCACCAAATAGCCTCTCTCTCGCCAGAGCGGAAGAGCTTCAATTTGATGAAACGGCCCCAAACGGCCGGAAAGAGAAAGAGGAACCTGTCCCTCCCTTTCCACTCAAACAGTACCGAAAGTTTAACCGTAGACTCTGGTGGTAAATCAGAATCCAGAACCACCGCCATCGGAATGGCAAGTAGCTCCTTCAGCAGAGGAACCAGCTCTTCATAAGAACAACTGGATAATCTGCACCTCAGAACATCAGCCGGACCGATCAGGTCAGACTGTGTACCCTGAGGCTCGAATCGGAAACCTCCGGCACGCAACAGCCTCTCGATCGAAAGCACAAGTGCCTCGATCAATTCGAGAGAAGCTGTAGCCGGGCGGTCTTTACCCCTAGACCCTAGGGGGCCGAGAAAACTTGAATCGCCTTCGCGGCGCACATGATAATCGCTTTGTTGC